ATGAATAGCATTTCTTTTAGTTCAAATCTTGATTTTATACAAGCTGCTTTCAATAAAGTTGCCAAGATCGTTGCTGAGCATGGTCATCCATGTCTGGATGCATGTTGTCCTGCTGAATCTACAGAAAGATGTCTTGAACATCTGGCTGTGGTTGCAAGTGACTGGTCATATGACTATTCACTTATTGATGCCCACCTAGAAACCTATAAAAAAGCCAATGCTGAAATTCGTGAATATTTAGGAGAGTAGGGCGATGGACAAGGCATGTGAACTGATTAATAAAATCCAAGACTTTGATAAAAATATTCATCAACTTACAGAAGTCTATGAACACTCTAATTCCATCATGGATGAAATTGTTTTAGCTGCTACATACTCAGAAATTGATCTTCGTGTATGCCAAAACCTTAAAGATTATTTGAATGGTGTAGTTCAAAACAAATTAAACCATTGTCAGCAGCTTATTACTAAAAAACAGAAGCAACCTCAAGACAATTTAGTCGTTCAAACCTTTGAGCAAAAAATAGCCAAAGTATTAGTAAACACGGCAGAATCAACTGCTAAGCGAGATGTTCAACCCCCAATTTATAATATGGGGGTTACGGATTCACAACAGGCATCTGAACAATGGGCTTTTCCAAGATATTTAGATAACCACAAGATTATTTCTACAGGGAAAGGCATTGTTCCAGTACCAATTGCTGCAAAGGTCGATAATGGTATAGCTGGTATAGATTGGGTGAGTTTCAGCATTCCTTTATCACGTTTCCATGAAAAATATTCTTCTCTTAATCCTTTAGTTGAGGATGAAGCTCTAACTGAATTACTCGAATCTGTTATAGATCAAGAACTATTTGAGTTATTTGGATTTGGTCTAGGTCAAAAGCGTGATAAAGGCATGCACTTCAATAAATATGCCTACACACTACAAGATGACTTAGGCATGGTTCTGTATGGCAACACTCAAAAATCTATCATTGTGCAAATTAACGGTTCAGGATGTGCGCTTGCCCGTAAAGGTTGGAATGAACAACTTTATAAATATTTAAAACAAATTAAAGGCTCAAAGCTTTCTCGTGTGGATATTTGCTTTGATGACTTTGAGGGTGAATACATCACCTTAGATGAAGCAGATCAGTGGGATACACAAGAAATGTTTTGGGTTTCAGGTCGAGTACCTGATTCAAGACATGCTGGTAATTGGAAACGCCCGAATGGAAAAGGACGTACTTTATATATCGGTGTACGTGAAAGCGGTAAATCGTGCCGAATTTATGAAAAAGGCAAAGAAAAGGGTGATGCTTTAAGTGAATGGGTTCGTATTGAAGTCGAATTTAAAGCGAGTGACCGTTACCTAGAATTAGAAATGTTGCTCTCACCATCACAATATTTTATTGGTGCTTATCCTGTATTTTATGAGGTCTTATTACCAAGATTAGGGCAATACATCATGCCTGAAAAGACTGAAATCATAAAAAAACAATCACAAATTGAATGGAAAAAAGCTATCGAAATTACCAAAAGCCAATTTGGTAAATACATTCGCCAGTTCCGAAAAGTCTATGACGATTCTGAATTACTTACCATGCTTTCATCTTCTAAAGATGAAGTGCCTAAACGTCTGAAATTCTCTGCAATTGCAGCAATGCAAGCCGTTCGTATTAATCAACCAATTTATGAGGAATTAGCTCATGCAGTTTAAAACAACTATTACCGTACTTGGAGCAAAGAGTTCAAAGGGTGAGTTCAATGGTAAATTTTATGACTCAACAACAATCTTTTTCCAAGCTGAATTACAGGATGGGGACAACTTTGTTGGTCAAGTGGGTGAGCAAATCCGTTGGGGTACATCTGCCAATTTTGAGAAGTTGAAAGCTTTGAAATTTCCATTGAATGCTGAAGCAACAATGGAGCAGGTGAGTAACGGTAAATCAATGGTCACTATTTTAAAAGACCTTGTTCCACAAGTACAAAAATGAGTTGTTTAGTTTATAGCTGTAATAAATGCGGTGCGTATTTCTTTTATGAAAATGTACTGAAACAGCATGAAAAACAATGCAATGGATAGGAATTTAAGAAATGCACGTCTGCAAAACTTTATCACCGCAAAATGAATCAGGTTTGCAAACGTGCTTGGAGTGGCAGGATTTTAAGATCTTGCCAGATTTAACGGTACAAGAAGCCAATGAACTGTTGGTAGCAATCGTAGGCTGCTTTGCCGTTGTTTTCATCGTCAAGCAAGTGATTAGCTTGCTCAAATAATGAGGTTTATATGGAAACTCAAGTTAAAGAAAAAAACAAGGCTTTACCTGTTGCTTTAGGTACAACACTTATGCTCGCTGCTGGTTCTGTATTTGCAGAAGGTGAGGATTTGGCAACTGGTGCAACTACTGCAATCAGTGGTGGTTCTGGGACTCTTCAAACCGTAGGTATTGCGATTATTGGTGTAGTAGCAGGTGTTTGGGTAATCAAACGTGTAATTGCTCTAATTCGTTAATTTCTAAGCCCCATTACTTTTGTGATGGGGTTCTTTATTTATGAGGTGTGATAGGTGGAAGGATGGATTTATTTAGCCGTTATGTTTATTTGTTTCGCTGCATTACTATTACGTTAGTGTTTTCACTTTCCATAGTGCCTTCTTTTGCTTATGCAAATTCAGCATCATATTCAATGAGTCACTCACTACCACAAAAAATCAATAATTATTTTTTAAGAGCTTCATATACTTTTACTAATAAAATTACAGGTGTCTCAACTGTTATAGCTAAACAGCTTGCAAAACCACAAGTCGCTAAATTATTAACTTTTGTTATTTCAAGAAGATTTGCTGCATTCGCTGCATTAGGAACTATTGCTGCTGAAGCAGGCATGTCGACAATTGATGTAGATGGAAAAACTCTAATTGTTCAAAAACTTCCAGAAACAGATATTGTTAATGTTCTAACTACTGGAAATAATGAGTATGTACCAATATCAGGAAATGTATTAAGTTTAAATTACTGTGTATCAGCATTAGCTCAATTGAATCATCTATATCCGGCTATGCAATACATTCCTGCAAATTCTGTCAACTGGTGTGAATTAGTTAATATTTCTTCAACTTATAAAGAATTAAGTCTGACAGTTTCAACAGTGGAAGATCCTTTATCAACTACAAAAGTCATCGTTCAACCTACTCAGATTGATAAACAAGTAATTCCTCAACCAATTCCAAACTATGCAGTTGTTAGCCCTGAAGTATTGGGTGAAACTGTTTTTAATAAAGCTAAGCCTGCTGATTTATCTCCTTTATTTGACTATAACGAAGTCTATCAATCTCCAGCTGCAATCGAAGCTATAAATGAGTATAACAATACGAAAGGAGAGGCATTTCCAACATATCCCGATGTTACAACACCTTCATTAGATAAACCTGTTACAACTCCAAGTAATCCAAATTTAGAATTGCCTACATTTTGCAATTGGGCAACACCGATCTGCTCGTTTGTAGATTGGTTTAAAGATGACACTGTAGTTCCTGATACTGAAAAATACGACGTAAAAGAATTTGATTATTCAAAACTTCCTAGCAATCCAGATTTTTCATTTTCTCAAGCTTGTCCATCATCTTTATCAATTCCTCTTGATTTTGGAATTGTTTCATCATCGATTGAAATTAGTTATGAACCGTTCTGTCAGTTCTTTGCAAAGGCAAGACCATTCATTATTGCTGCTGCTTATCTGCATGGTGCTTTTATTATCAGTGGCTTTAGAAAGGAAACTTAGTAATGGCTGGTTTGTTAGTAAGGGTTCTAACTTGGTTTGCATCGGGTTTAATTTTTAGAGCCTTGTCAGCTTTAGGTGTAGGCATTTTTTCCATGTACTTCATTAACGATATCTTAAGTCAATTTATTGATTCAATGAATAGTGCTGTTTCAAGTCTACCAGCAGATGTTATTTCAATATTAGGAATTGCTGGATTTGATAAATATCTCTCGATTGTTTTAGGTGCTTTGGTCACTGTGACTTATTTACGTTCTATGCGCTTCATGCTTACTAGACAACTTTAAACTTTTTCATATCAATAAAGTAGACTCCATATATCAGTACATTGTGCGAGTCTAAAACTTTTTTTTCGAGCGTAGCAGGCTCCGCCCTGACGCCCGCGAGAAAAAAAATTTTAAGGAGCGACAATGCTAACGCTTATTAGTGCAACGCCAGGTTCTGGAAAAACACTTAAAGCTGTTGAATTAATTTATGAATGTTTGAATAGTGGTTATGTTGTTTATTCAAATATCTTAGGCTTAAAAGTACCTGGTGTTATTCAGATTTCTAGCCAAGAAGACTGGCGTGATCTAGATCATTTTAGACGTCAAAATATTGAAATGCTGAAAACGCCTATTGCTGTTTTTTATGATGAAGCACATGAACATGCAGCATTTGCTGAAAAAGACTTATTAAAGAATTATCAAATAGATCGATCTGATTATGATTTGGACATTGATATCATCAATTTAGATGATTCGTTGTCAGTAACTCAAAAAAAGCAAAGAATTGATGAGATTAATAGAAAATACAAAGCAGCACTTGATATTAAAAAAGAACAAATTAGAGAAATTGGTACTGCCTTATCAATGCACAGGCATTTTGGTTTTGATATTTTTTTGATAACACAAAGCCCCAAAAAGCTTGCAGCTCATATTCTTGCTGATGTGGGAACGCACTTACATTTACGACGAGTTTTTAAGATGAAAAGGGCAACGATCTATGAGTTTCCAGAAGCTCATGCAACGGTTTCAAAAGCTGTCAGGGATGATGCGATTAACAAGACAATTTGGAAATTTCCAAAACATTTATTTGGTACTTACACATCAACAGAGGTTGATACCCATAAACAAAAAATTCCTTTGAAATATATTATTATTCTTGTATTAGTTTTTATTGGTATTCCATCTTATGTTGCAAGATCGCTTTGGTATGATCCGTTATTTGGACATAAGGAAAAGCCAGTGATGGTTAAAAAATCGCAAGAAATTGAAGAAACAAAGCAACCCCAAACGACTAGTCAAGAAATGCATAAACCAGTTCTAAATAACAAAAATGATGATTTACAGCTTGAGAATCAACGTATAGCCATAATTGTTGAATCATCAACGGACTGTTATGCTAAAAACTCGTATGGTGATTTTATTGATATCTCAGTTGATGAGTGTAAGAAATTATCAAGTAAAAACAATAGAATGTCTTTTTCAAAGTTGAAGAAAGAACAATATTTACAGGATAATATATCGGTAAATAACAATGACACTGTTGGTTATACGCAACCTGTATATCCTTCAGAAACTACGTTATAGTTAATAAAATTTATATATGAGGTCAAACAAATGGTTAGTATTAAACTAAAATTGGGCAAACTTCACTATGCAACACAAATGAGGTTTCATAAATTTTTGTTTATTTCTTTATTTTTGTATTTATCATTAGCACTTGGCATTTGTACTTTCTTAGATATTATTTAACTTGGCGTTTGTACTTTTTTGGGTTCTTTATGAAAAAAATAATGGTTGCAACTTTAATTAGTTTCTTTGTATTCAGTCCAATTGCTTTAGCTGGCTCATTCAAAAAAGGCGGTGTCTGTTGGGCAGGTAATGATAAGAAGTTTAATTGTAGTTGTATCGAGGAAGAAGGTCTATCTATTGATCAAATCTATGCCAAAGGTTTCAAGATTGTAGCAGTGCATCCTGAAAGCACTCGAGCATCTACAACAATTTATATTGAACAACAATAAAACTGATACTTGGTACTTGTACTTTTAAAATATGTATAACCATACATCTTGTCCATAGCAAATTAAAGTTTATTATTTTCAATGATTTATATTGGTGTTATAAACGTACAAATTGTCTCACGTCCAATATGCATAAATTATTAGCTGATTAAACGCATAAAATTGTATAAAAACCATCAATCTATGATTGATTGGGTTTTAACAATTATAGTGGCTTAAGCAGCAAGCAAGGACTGAATACATTTGATTTCTTAACAGAAATAACAGACGCGCTAGGTTGAATATATGCGATATAAGCGCTCAATAGGTGCAATGCGTAAAGAGGATTGGCAGCAACTTATTGAAATATTAGATGAATATTTGATGTATGTTCAACAAGATAATAGTTCAACTAACGATAAAATTAATGATGTGAAGATGCTGGTTCATAAACTACAACAGCACATGGATGGACCAGCACAGCAAAGTTATAGCTTTAATCGTTGGTCATAATTTCGATTTCCCGCAACCTATAATATGCGGGAAAAGGTATACAAATTTTGATCAATAATTCCTAAAATTCCCATCATTCCATCAAATCCATTTTCACTAGAATTCATTACAATTAACAGGGTCTAGGTCAATTCTTGTCGATTGGCGTAAGATCATTTCAAATTCGCCAATCGACAAGATTCTGATTTCTGCATAACTTATATTATGTTACTTGGGATACTCAGCAACGTGAATTATAATCGCAGATATTCACGTTGCTGAGCTGTAGCTGCAAACAGTATTGCGTAGGCTACAGTCTCAGATATCCTATTTAACATAATATACATTATACGAACAATCGTATAATTCACCATTAAGCCTTTGATTCCATTGGGTTTTTCTTTGGTAATGGCTTAACACTGAAAATTTGCATCTCTGCACCAAACTTAGTTTGTTGCTCTGTAAACTCAATTTCTACTTCTTGGCCATTGTCTGCACACTCTTCAAGAATCGCTTGAATCTGTTCAATAGGCATCATTCCAGCAGCTGGTTTTAAATTGTATTTAACTGGTGAAAATACAGTTGTAGACAAATAACAAGTTGGTTCGCCAGTTTTCTTATTTTCACCACGGTAAACAGATGGAAAAATTGTGCGTTTGTTAAATGATAATTGCATGATAAAAACCTCTCTTTAGGCAACTAGATGTAAACCCTGATTCTTTGGGCTGTATTGTGAAACTGGTTGAACGTAATCTGGTGGCAATTGATCTGCCATCTTGAGTTCGAATAAACGGACAAATGGGATGACTTTACCGTTTGGATTCTTATGTAAATTCTGTAGATGAGAACGGCTAATACCGCAGCTAATAAGCTCTCTTTCACGTTTATAGAAACGTGATTCCAAATGTCTGGACTTTACTTTTTTATAACCATCAATACGCAATGATCGATAGAAATCAAAGGCGTTATAAGCCTTGGTATAACTAGGATTACCTTTCTTGGTATAGGTAACCAATTTAGATTTAAGTAAAGCTTCTAATTCATCATCACTTGCGAAATTCATATATTCACCCTCCATAGTCTTAAGGATTGGGTCAAACGCTACGTGCCAGAGGCGTAGCAATAATTCTGGCTGTTCATGTTGCAGCTTAATAAGCTGAAATAAATTCGATGGATAACCATTCTTGGTTAAATAAGTCTTACAAATACGAGCTTCTAGACGTAAAACAGCATTAGCAAATTGCAAAGCACCATTCATAGCAATAACAAGCGATTTAGAGCGCATACAACCCTTATCTGCTTTCTTCTGAATCTTATTTAGTTGGCTTTTAACTTCTTCAAATTTGCCATATGCCTTAGGACGTACACTTGCTGAATCATTACCCCAAGTAATGTAATTATCATATTTAACTTCACGGGCTTTACGGTGACCCGAAGCCAAGTTAGCCATATAGTCCAAAGTTGGCTGAACCATATTCTGATGAGGCAATCTAAATAAATATGTGGTATCTAGATGTAAAACCTCAGTATTTGCCAAATCTAGGATTGGGGCTAACTGGGGAAAGGCTTCGAGTAACATGCCAAGCATATGATCGGAGCCTAATTCGATAGACTCAAAACCATACACATTGTGACCTTGTAACAACTTCAATGGAGATGCCTTAATCTCAACATAAGGCGTTCTATTAATTGTATGCGTATAAAACTTCATAGCCATGTCGGTGTAATCACTAGGGAGAGACTCAAAAGGATGATAAAGCTCCCCTGTTGTTGTCGTTCCATCATCAAGCTTACCGACATGGCGAGTTGCAGCAGGAATACAATAATCACGAATATCACCATTAAACCAATGATGATTATCAAGACTACGTACATAAGTAGGAATGATCGGAATCGCTAACCGCAGAAAATCAAGCATAGCAATTACCCAGATATATGAACTTCTAATACTTGTTGTATGCTCATAAAATTCCCCAATAATTATCGCATTTAATAGAATTAAAATCTCTTTAAATAGATATTAATCTAATATATGAGAACTGTAAACAAAGGAAATCTAATATATGAGAAATAATTGTTATAAAATTGACGAAAGTGAAAAAGGTCATGAAATGAACAGTATAGGCGAACGTATAGAAAAAAAATGTAAGGAACTGAATATCAGCATTCCTGAACTAGCAAATATCGCTGGAGTAAATTACAAGACCCTAAAAAGAAACATGACTGCCGAAGACCCAAACCCTACATTGCAGCACTTAAAGAGATTAAGCATAGCTTTAGGTATGAGTATCGATAATCTTGCATTTGGCGAAGAAGGAAGCACAGATGAAGAAATCGCTATCATTCTTAACGACCTAAAAAATATAGAAAAAGAAGATAAAAAAAGAATCTTATATATGGTTCGAATGATGATTGCCGAAAGCAAAAATAGGAAATGAAAATGGATATTCTAGAAATAGAAGAAAAAATAGGAAAAGTATTTAATAAAACCACTCCTACTGGCAGACTATCAAAAGTAAAGACAAGAAATCTAACAAGTTTTTTATGCGTACTTGTCATGATTGGAATAGAAAAAATAAAAAAAGATCATGATGAAAAAACATTTAAAAAATATATGAATGAACTAAAAAAGTGTGGAATAACAGAGAAATATATAAGAGAAGAACATGAGAAAGAAAGATTTAAAAGAAAGAGCCAGAAAGTAGAATATGTAGAACTTGTATTTGATTTAAATAATCAAGTAACAGAAGGATATATTCCTCCAGAAGGCCAATACAATATAGAAGAAATAATAGGCAAAAAGGTCAAAATATGA